ACTGCCCCCTGCTGTGCAAGTATGCACTCCGCTACTTAAACTGGTCATGCCGAGATTTGATGCGGTACCTCCGCTTCCCACTGTCGTTTGTCCAGACAAATGAGGTAAGGCAGAGATTCCTGATGATGGTGTTATAGCAGATGGTGTAGCATCTCCCATAGTTACTGATTCTGTTATTGAAAAAGCTGACCCAGCACTTGTTATAGCCTTATCAGTTTGAATTAAAGCTGGAACTCCATCAGTTAACGATCCAACATTCAATCCACCGATAGCTCCAGAGGTGGTTGACCCTCCAGATGTCACGCTCGGAGTTATATTGTTACCGCTAAGACTGTATGTAGTTCCCAACTTATTAGTCACAGAATATGGCATATCTACAGTAATCTGTGCAGATGTTGTGAACTTTTGAGTTATGTCTGCGTAAGAAGCAGGACTAAAAGCTAAAAGTAACAATGGAATTAATTTTTTCATGGTTTTGTTTTTGTAGGATCAACTTTAATTACCTCTGGTTTGCTTGTTATTAATTCAATAGGCTGCCTAATTATTATAATTTGTTCTCCATTAGAGTTTGTATTATTAGTTGCTGCTGTTTCATTCTCTTTCTTTTTCTTTTTAGCTCCTTGTGCTGCATTAACACTTATTCCAAGCCCACCTAAAATATTTCCTAACAATCCAGCAGCAAATGTACTATCTACTCTAGGCTGATCTGGAATATCCAGACCAAATAATTTATTAGGCAGCTTTACATATCCGAGAGACAAAACTAATAAACACCAAGTTAAAATAAATCCTTGTGCAACTGTAGAAACTAAAAAAGTAATTTTTTCCTGATAATCAGGCTTTTCATCGTCTGATTCTTTTATCTTTTGTGCCGTATCTACAGTCTTGTCTGTCATAGTTTACTTTTATTAGCAATAATAGACATAAATATACTTTTAAGCAAATGTCAGAGGTACAAGCAGCGTTAATAGGGGCTGTAATAACAGCCGTAGCTATGACTTTATCCAATATGAGTAATAAAAGA